AGATCAGGTTCATCAAGCGCGGCGGCGACATCGCGGTGGAGATCCCGGACGACGATCTCGGCGCGCACGGCTCCGGCGAGGAATCGCCCGGCCACTACGACACCAACCGGGATGACGACGAGCACCTGCCGCGCACGTTCAGCGTGAACTACGTGCTGGCGGCCACGAAGTATTCCCCGGCCACGAAGTACGCGCGCCGGCTGGTGGGCAACAGCGGCGACGAGGCGCGGCTGGAGATGCCCATGGTCTTCACCGACCTGAAGGCGGCCGAGATCGCCGCTGTGAACCTGCACGACCAGTGGATCGGCCGCGTCACCTACCGGCTGCAGCTGGGCCGCAAGTACGCCTACCTGATGCCCACCGACCTCGTGGGCGTGCAGGGCTACACCATGCGCCTGACCAAGCAGACGCAGAAGGACAACGGCGTGCAGGTGTTCGAGGCGGTGCGCGACGACAGCGACACCTACATCCCGAACGTGATCGTCGAGGAGACGCCGCCGCCGGACGAGACGGTGGATACGCAGTCGCTCACCCTGCTGGAGCTGCTTGACGTCGGCATGTTGCGCGATGCGGACGACGATCTTGGCATCTGGGCCGCTACCTGCGCGGCCGACCCGACGGCGACCAATTGGACCGGCTGCACCGTCTACGTGTCCGTCGATGGTGGCGCGACGTTCAGCGTTGCGTTCACCATCACCAGCGGCGAGACGGCAATGGGTGTCACGACGGACGCCCTGGCGGATTTCCAAGGCAACGGAACCGACTTCCTCAGCCACGTCAATGTGAGGCTGTCGCACGGCACGCTGTCCTCGACTTCCAACGCTGGCTTGCGCTCCGGCGTGAACATGGCGGTCATCGGTGATGAGGTCGTGTTCTTCCGCGATGCACCGGTGCAGGATGACGGTTCATACAACATCCGCACCTTCGTGCGCGGACAGCGCGGCACTGGCAACGCCAAGAGTCAGCACGTTGCCGGCGAGCGGTTCGTGCTGGTGAACCTCGCGACGATGACTCGAGTGGTGCAGAGCACGGCAGATCTCGGCGTGCCCAAGATCTACAAGGCAGTCACCAACGGCATGACCCTGGCGAGCGCCAGCGCGCAGGACTTCACGAACGAAGGCAATTCCCTGAAGCCCTATCCGCCGGTCCACCTTGGCGGAGGGCGCGATGCGTCGAACAACGCGACTCTGAAGTGGATGCCCTGCGCGCGCAAGAGCAACGAATGGCGCAGCGGGGCGGCCGCAATCATTACCGAGGCCAGCGAAGCCTACGAGGTCGAGATCTTCACGAGCAGCGCGCGCACGACCATCGCCAGAACGATCATGGGGCTGACGTCGCCGACCTGCAGCTACTCTGCGGCCAGCCAGACGGCAGATGGACTCACCCCGGGCAACACCATCTACTTCCGTGTCTACGAACTCTCGGCCATCGTAGGCCGGGGCCGACCAGCAGACGGCTCGATCTGAGCCACGCCAGCACCAACGCAAGCCGCCTTCGGGCGGCTTTTCTTTTGTGGGAGCCACATGGCCGACTCGACTTCCAACCTGCCTCAGATGGCAACCGGGCAGCTCGCCAAAGAGGTGCTGTTCAACGATCTGGAGAGCGCCAGCTCGCCGGCATCGATCTTCGGCATTAACCCAGACACCACGGCGGCACTGACGCTTGGCTACCTGGGCGGCAAGTACCGCAAGGCCGACGGCACGATCAGCACCATCGCCAACGGCACGGTGTCGCTCACCGCCTCGGCGACGAACTACATCAAGGAGACGGACGGCACGGTCAGCGTGACGACCTCGGCTCCTTCCGGCTGGCCGTCCCCCCTGACCGGCGGCGCGAAGGCGCTCTACGCCGTGGTGTGCGACGGCTCGGGGCCAACCAGTTACACGGACTACCGCACGACGGGGATCGGCAGCGGCAACGGCTCCGGCACCGTCACCAGCGTCGGCCTGACCGTTCCCTCTGTCTTTTCCGTCGCCGGCTCACCGGTGACTGGCTCTGGCACGCTCGCCATCACCTACAGCGGCACGGCGCTGCCGGTGGCGAACGGCGGCACCGGAGCGACCAGCGCCTCGGCTGCGCGCACTGCTCTGGGAGTCGCCATCGGCTCCGATGTGCAGGCCTACAACTCCAAGCTCGCAGATCTCGCCGGCATCACTTACGCCCAAGGCGACATCCTCTACTACAACGGGACGAACATAGTCAAGCTCGCGGCAGGCACGAGCGGGCAGTTCCTCAAAACGCTGGGCACGGGGGCAAACCCAGCGTGGGCGTCACCCACGTTCACGTCATCGCTGACCACCAAGGGCGACCTCTACACCTACACGACGGCAGACGCGCGGCTTGGCGTCGGCACTGACGGCCAGGTTCTCACTGCAGATTCGACGCAGACGACCGGACTCAAATGGGCGAATGCGCCGTATGACGTGATGGCGTTCTACCCTGGCGTCCCGACAGCCTCCGCCAAGATTTTGCGCATCCCCATCGCCCGTGCCGTGACCTTCCCGGCGAACTTCGCCAACAGCCTCGGCAAGGCTAGTGCCAACGCGACTGGGTCAACGGCTTTTGACATCCAGAAGAACGGAACGTCGGTCGGCACGGCGACATTCGCTGCGGCGGGAGCAACCGCGACATTCACATCTTCCGGTGGGACCGCTGTGTCATTCGCCGCTGGGGATCTGCTATCAATCATCGGGCCCGGCACGGCCGATGCCACGCTGGCAGACATTGGCTTCGTTTTGGCAGGGACGCGATAAATGGCCGCTCACCGTTACTGGCGCATCTACATCACAAACACAACTGGGTCAGCGTCGTTCCTTGACATCCGCGAGATTGAGATGCGGACCAGTATTGGCGGGGCGGACGTGACCGGAAGCGGGACGGCGACCGCGTCGACCCAGGGAAGCGGATTTGAAGCCCCCAAAGCGTTTGACAACAACAGCTCCACCACCTGGTTTACGAACATCGGCACTAACCCTTTGCCACAGTGGATTAAGTACGATTTTGGAGCCGGTAGCGATAAGGACATCGTCGAGGTTGCGTTGCAATGCTGGGCCGCGACCGAACATCCATCCTGCTGGGAATTGCAGTACTCGGACGACAACTTGACGTGGTCAAGGTCGTTCTTGGTCGAATCAAGTCTGGGATGGTCGGCGAACGAGTGGCGTTCCTTCAGCGCGAATACCGGCCCGAGTAGCGGCACGGCAAACAAGCAGTTCTGGCGGGTTCGGTCCACGGCGGTTGATGGAGGTACGGTGTTCGGCCTGTCGGAGTTGCAGATGTTCACGACACCGGGCGGCTCCAACCAGTGCAGTGGTGGGGCCGCTTGGTGTTCAAATTCACCTGAATCTGCTGGCCCAGCGGCTGAAGCCTTCGATGGTGTGATCGCAGACTCTCAGCTAGGTAGCTACTGGGCTGGCGGAAGCACCAAGGAGTGGATTGGCTACAAGTTCGCCAGTGCAAAGGACATCGTCTCAATTAAAGTTTCCGCGCGGGTGACGAACCAGAACCAGTCTCCGAAGGACTTTGTCGTCGAGTACTGGGATGGCAGCGCCTACCAGACGGCCTACACCGTCACCGCCTCCAGCGGCTGGGCAAGCGGCGAGACACGCACGTTCACATGGGGAACCGGGCCGTCTGCTCGACCTGTCGTTTTTGTCTGCACTTGAAAGGAAGCGAAATCATGGAACTGACGATCACCCTCGACGTATCTTCTCCCCGGCGCATTGCTCTTGAACGCGCGATGGATGCATACAACGAGCGCAACGCCCCACTCAACGAAACCGCCTTCCTGCAGAAGATGGTCGACGCGCATCTCGACTCGCTGGTGGCGTCTTATCTGACAACGACGATTTCAAAGCTGAACTTCCTCGATCGATTCACGCCGCAAGAGCGCATCATTATTCGAGCAGCCGCTGCGCAGAATCCGACCGTGAATGACTATCTCGAGTTGCTGAACGCCGCTCAGGTGGTGGATCTCACCAGCGCCCGAACAATTGCTGGAGTCTCTGCGCTGGAGGCTGCGACGCTGATTGCGGCGGGACGAGCTTCTGAGATTCTCGCGCTCTGAGTGCGTCAGCCAGCCGCTTGCCTAACTCAATTCCCGGCCGTTCGATCCACCGATAACTCACGTACGACAACACACCTAGGTCAACCGCGAATATGGCCACGATGACCGGGTCCGATGCATCAGGGATTGCACGCAGGGCTACCAGCAGCGCGAGCCAATGCGCTACATAAGCACCGTAGGAGTAGGTGACGATTACTCTGGCCACGCGTGCGACAAAGCCACCCGAGTCAATTTCGCGCGTGCGCGGGATGGCAATTCCAAGAGCAAGACAAAGTACCCATAGGATTGGTGCCTCCGGCCAGCCATTGGCAACCAGCAGGGGCGCGATGATCGCCGCGACCGCAAGGCCAAAGAACATGAAACCAGGGTGCCACCGCCGATTCTTGGGAAGCAGCTTGGACGCCATGACGCCAGGTAAGAAGCATGGCAAGTACTGGAATATTCGTACGTCAATGCCGGAGGTCCACGCGACAAGAATCAGGGCTACAGATAATGCCCACACGCTAGCAACGACTCGACGCGACAGCAGGAACAGCAGCGGCAGCACGAGATACATCTGCATCTCATAGGGCAGGCTCCATAGCGGAGGAGGGACTGAATCATGCCCTGTGACGTTTTGGACCAAAAATAGGTTGCTCACCAGTCCCGCGAAGTCCCCCTTGGACAACCACACGCCTGCGGACAGCAGCACGAACGTGATCGACAGCGGGTAGATCCGGAAGCAGCGGCGCACGTAAAAAGGCAGTGGACTGGCGCCGGTCCGCAGCAGGGATTGCATCAGGACCAGGCTAGTGTGTACAAAGAAAACGGCGACGCCGACCCGCCCCGCCACTTCGAGATCGGCAACGCGTGCCGGAACCCAACTGAGATTGAGCGCGAGATGGCTTCCGATCACCAACGCCACCGCGAGCGACCGCAGCAGATCGAGGTTGGGGCTGTCGTGCTTCATTGCATCCGAACCTTTTCGTACTCGCCTTCGCAGCCGCCCCGCACCCATGCCAATGACCTCGCGTCGCGCGCATTTTCCAGGACGGCCATGATCGTCGCCCTCTGCCTTTCGCAGTCCCTTGTTGACGCTGGGGTGTCGGTGGGCAACTCCGCGTACCGCTTCGCGCTGCATGCCTCGATGGCGAGGCTCCAGCGTCCGCTTCGCGTCTTCGCCTGGTCCTTATAGGCCGCGTATTCCAGCGGCGTGCAGGTGAGCTTCGCATGCGCGCTGCTGGCGAGCAGGAAGGCCGCGATCGCGGGCGGCGCGAGCAGGTGTCTCATTGGCTGGGCTCCAGGTTCAGGCCCCGCCATTACAGCGGCTGGGCCCGAGCTTGCGGCAGCCCGAAATGTCCCGTTTCGTCTGGGACGGATGTCACACACGGGTTGTAACAGTTCTGATGCGGGAACACGGCCGATGAGCTTTTTCGTAGGCTCCCGCGGATGAGTTAGCACGCCACTGAAAGGACCGCGCGTCATGAAGACCGAGATCGCCACCGAAGCACTGAAGGGGACGCCTGCCGTTGCCGGTGCTGCTGCCGCAGCCCTCACCCTGAATCAGTGGATCGCAGTGGCGACCGGTGTCTACATCGTGATCCAGGCGGCCTACCTGCTGCGCAAGTGGTGGCGCGAGGAAAAGGAGTACGCGGCCAAGCGGACCAGAAAGCCGAGGGGCTGATGTCATGCGCCGCGCCATCGTCAACTTCCTGATCGGCGCCGCCTACGCCGCGATCTTGGTGTTCTGTGCCCTGGCTCTCCTGAGCATCTCAGGCTGCGCCAACGGCGTGCAGATGACAGACGAGGAACGCAAGGCCTGCCGGGACGCCGAGACCGGCTGCGCCGTGTTCACCGAGCAGGAGCTCGACACCCTGGTCAAGCGCGCCATCGCCGCGGGCTACCGCAAGGGCTGGACCGACGCCCACAAGCAGGGCGGCCACGATCTCTAGGAGATCCCCATGAAGCTGATTGACGACTGGAAAACCGTCCTCCTGCGCGCGTGGTCGGTGCACTGCGCTGCCATCGCGGCGCTGCTGTCGGCGCTGGATGCGCTGCAGTACGTGCTGCCGGTGCTCGATGGCATCGTGCCGCCGCACGTGCTGTCCGGCCTGGCGCTGCTGGCTGCCATCGGGGCGATCGGCGCCCGGCTGATCCCGCAGCGGTCCATCAGCGGGGACCGGCCTTGATCCCGCAGCAGCACCGGCGCAAGGCCGGCATCGTGGCGGCCGCCTGCGCGCTGGCGCTGCCCTGCGAGGGCGTCTACAAGACCGTCTACTACGACCCGCCAGGCATCCCCACTGTCTGCATGGGCCACACCGGCGCCGGCGTTGTCAAGGGGAAGGTCTACACGGACGCCGAGTGCCAAGCGCTGTTCACGGCGGACATGACGCTCGCCGTCGACGCAGTGGAGCGCTGCCAGCCGGGCCTGCCGCCGAAGGTGCTGATCGCCTTCGCTGATGCCGTGTTCAACATAGGGCCGACGATCGCCTGCGACACGCAGAACTCCACTGCGGCGCGGCTGCTGGCTCAGGCGCGAGCCACCAACGGCGACTTCTCGCCGGCGTGTCGCCAGCTGCCGCGCTGGAACAAGGCCCGCGTGAGCGGCGTGCTGGTGGAGCTGCGAGGCCTGACCAAGCGCCGCGCGCTGGAGCAGGACGTCTGCCTGCAGTGGAAGGACGAGGCGTGATCAACCTCGCCATCGGGAGGGCCGTCGCCTGCGCTCTCCTGCTGGCCGCCCTGGTGGTCGCCGTCGGCTGGTTCGTGCACCACGAGCGCGAGATCGGCCGTGCCGAAGTGCAAGCGAAGTGGGACGCCGAGCGCGCCGCCCTGCAGGCCAAGGTGCGCGAGCAGCAGGACCGCAATCTCGAACTGCAGCGCGCGGCCGAGAAGCGCTACACCGTCGTGGCCGAAGTGCGCGACCGGTTCATCACCAAGATCGTCACGGAGGTGCGCGATGCGACCGTCAACCTGGCTGCCTGCCGCCTTTCTCCTGATGCTGTACGGCTGCTCGACCGCGCCGGCCGTTGCGCCAGCCAAGATCGCCCCGCCTCCTGCGGCGCTGGTCTCGGCGTGCAGCCCGCCCGCTGACATGGTCGACGGCGCCACCGCACAGGATCTGGCGCAGTGGGCCCTCGGCTGGATCTCCGCCTACGGCTGCGAGCGGTCCAAGCGCGCCGCGCTGATTGAGGCGTGGCCGAAATGACCGGCGAAGGCGTCCCCAGGCTGCCGGCATCGCTGGACTGCAGCGACGAGCCGGCGCCGGCGTACGGCTTCCTGCAAGCATTGGAACACGCCTACTACTCGCGCGACGTCGAAGCGCTGCGCCGCGTGGTGCACCAGGTCGAGCAGAACATGGCCGCCCTGCGCGAGCGTCTGGCCGAACTGACCGCGCTGGCCCGGCCTGAACAGGCCGCGCGAGTTGTCGATCCGGAGCGAGGCCAGCGCACCGGATCACCCGCCGGGGAAGTCCGATGACAGCCAAGCGCCGTCCTGCGCCCGCCCAGAAGGCGCCAGCGAACCCGGTCAAGCAGTCCGACGCCGACGCCTTCACGCTGTACGTGCGCGAGTGGCAGGACCGCCTGAACCTGAACGACTGGCGCATCGAGAAGTCCTCCAAGCCCGCCGGCAAGGCGAACATGGCCGAGGTCGTGTCGACCTCCCTGCCTGACCGCCTGGCGGTCTATCGAATCGGAACTGACTTCGGGAGCATCCCCGTGACCGCGCAAAGCGTCGAGGCAATCGCCTGCCACGAGGTGCTGCACGTGTTCCTGCACGAGTACAAGGAATTCATCAGGGCCGGAGCCGGCGAGGAGGACATCATGAGCGCAGAACACCGGATCGTGAACACCCTGGTCGGGTTGCTGGTGGAGCGGTGAGATGGCAACGCAACCCCTGCCCAACATCCTGATCCACCAGGCGGCCGAGGCCTACCGTCGCCTTGGCACCAACGGGAACCGGTTGATCCAAGGCCTGAACGGCAAGACCTTCCAGTCCCGCGTCAATGCCGCGATCGACCGCGGCATGCTGCTGCGCGAGGAGCGCCGCACAGTTCCGGAAGGCACGCCGATGCCCGCTCAGGCGGAGATGCAGGCCTGGCTGGTGGCTCACGGTTACGAGCAGCCGCAGGCGCCGGCACCGGTGACGCCTGTGGCGCAGCCCGCAGTGGCGCCCAAGGCGGCCTTCGACCTGGTTGCACTGCGGGACGCCTTGCGAAAGGCGCCGATGACGCCGGACGACGTCGCGCAGCGCTTCGGGATCAGCCGCGCGCGGGCGGAGGTGGCGCTCGAGGATCTCCAGCAGCAGGGCCTGGACGTGCAGGAGTTCGGTGGACGCTTCTCCATCGGCAAGGCCCCGCCGGCCCCCAAGCACGAGCGCGGGCACGAGCTGCCGGTCTACACCAGCCGCCAGGACGGCACCTACAAGTTCGGGTTCACCAGCGACAACCACCTCTCCAGCAAGTACAGCCGGCTGGACGTCCTGAATGACCTGTACGACCAATTCGCGGCGCAGGGCGTCGACCGCGTCCTGAACGCGGGCAACTGGATCGACGGGGAGGCGCGCTTCAACATGCATGACCTGCTGGTGCACGGCATGGACGCGCAACTGCGCTACCTGGCGGAGCACTACCCGCGCCGGCCCGGCATCGTGACCTACGCCGTCTCAGGGGACGACCACGAAGGCTGGTATGCGCAGAAGGAGGGCGTTGACATCGGCCGCTACGCCCAGCACGTCATGCGCGACAGCGGGCGCGACGACTGGGTCGACATGGGGTACATGGAGGCCTACCTGCGGCTCACCCACGCGCAGTCCGGCAAGCACACCATGCTGCACCTGATGCACCCTGGTGGCGGCAGCGCCTATGCCATCAGCTACACCGTGCAGAAGATCGTCGAGGCCTACGACGGCGGCGACAAGCCGGCGGTGCTGCTGGCCGGCCACTATCACAAGCTGGGCTATAACATCGTGCGCAACGTGCACTGCATCCAGACCGGCACGACCGAGGACCAGACGCCGTTCATGCGCAAGAAGAAGCTCTCGGCCCACGTCGGGGGCGGCATCTGCGAGTTGAAGCAGGACGCCGTCACCGGCGCGATCACGTCCTGCAAGGTGGAGTTCTTCACCTACTTCGTCACCGGCTACTACGCGAACCGGTGGAACATGGCCAGAGACGTGCAGCACGCCGACCGAGGTGTTGCGTGAGCTGGCCCCTAATCGCCGCCTGCGGCTTCGCCTACCTTGGCGTCTGCGTCGACCAGGCGCTCAAGGGCAACTGGCCCATGAGCATCGTCTACTTCGGCTATGCCCTGGCGAACGTGGGGCTGGTCATTCTCGCGAGGAACACATGACGGAAGCAACCGAACGCGTGAGCGTTCTGACCGAAGCGCAGGGCCTCGTCCACGGGGACCGCAATGCAGCCTACGGGGCACCGCTGGACGACTTCTCCCGCACGGCGGCCATGGTCAGCGCCATGCTGGCGCACAAGCTGAAAGAGCCGATCACGGCCGAAGAACTCGGGCTGGTCATGTGCTGCGTGAAGCTCTCCCGCCAGATTCACAAGGCCAAGCGAGACAACCTCACGGACCTTGCCGGATACGCAGAGTGCGTGCAGTGGTGCATCGACGAGCGCGCGCGCCGCGCCGCCGGCTGAGTTACATTCGTCCCCGGCGCCGCCAATTTCGGCAACCCTCCCTTGGCGCCTCTTCCTCGCCCCCGGTCTGCCTTCGTGGCGGCCGGGGGCTATTTTCATTCCTGGTCGCTGTTCCACCAGACGGGGTCGATGGCCTTGGCGGTACCGAAACAGCACGGGCCGCACAGTCCTGGCGCGAACACCACCTCGCCGCCCTTCACGCCGGTGACTGTCGGCCCTCGGTCGCACACCTCGCATGAGCCGTTGTGGTCTGGCTCGTAGCGGTCGATCTCCACCTCATCTGACATCCACGTTCTCCAGAATGGAGAGGAGCCAATTCGCATCTGCCTCCGTCTGGCAGCGGAACGACCTCTCGTCGTTGGTGACGGTCCACCATTGCTCAAACCCTTCGTCGCTTGGCCCGGTGTCGTTGTCGTACTCGATCCGCCAGAAGGGCGGGTACTCCCAGCGTTGCAGCTCGGTGTTCCAGCGGCGCGTTTCCTGTTCCATCATTCCTCCTAGAGCGTGCCGCCTTTGTGCAGACGGCGCTTGGCTTCCACGTAGGCGGCGTGAGCCTCTTCTGGCGTGCGGAACGTGCCCAAGTGGTGCTCTACGCCACGACTACCGATGCGCGCAGAGAACCCTTTTCCGTTCGGCTTGACGCCCAAGAGGCCGGTCGAGTTGTAGCTCTCACGGCGCTTGTTCTCCATGTTCAACCGCCAATCGGCCAGTCGCAGGTTCACGATCCGGTTGTCAGAGCGCTTGCCGTTGATGTGGTCGATCAACACCGGCGGCCACAGGCCGTGCACGTAGAACCATGCGAGCCGGTGGGCGAGGAAGTGCGCCTTGATGAGCCCGATGTAGATGTACCCGTCCGGCCGCATCGTTCCTGCCAGCGCCCCGACTTTGGTGTTGCGCGCAAGGCGCTTCCAATGGAAGTGGCCGGTCTCCGGATCGTAGTGCAACCAGTAGCGCAGGCCCTCCGGCGTTAGGGCTGCTTCGGCGGCTCTTTGGCGCGCTTCACTATAGCGCGGAGCCAGTCGAGGCCGTTCCGGTCGATCTTCTCCCACAGTGCCGGCGGCAGGCGGATTGACCGCTGCACCAGCTTTTCTTCCGGCGGTTTCGGCGGTCGTCCCATTTTCGTCATCCCGTGGATTATCCATGGGACATATTGCATCACCGAAAGTGCCGGGAAGGCAAGACTTATTGCATCACTGAAAGTAACGCCACTCCGGATCGGTGAATGGCTTGCGCAGGGCCTGCGGCGCCTGCATCGGCGCCGGGATGGTGATCACGCTGGCTGCAGCGGCTCGAAGCGACCGGAGACGTCGGCCACCAGGTCGTAGTCCTCGCGGCCCTCGAAGAACACACCCAGGCCGCTCTCCGTCTCGCGCAGCTGCACTGGAACCGGCTCGCCGCCGATCGCGTCGAAGTAGAGGTAGGGCCCGGGCTGGGTGGGGGTGGTCATGTCCGCCATGGCCATCAGGATACCTCGCCGGCGCCGCCGCCCATCTGCTGCAGGATCTCCCAGCCGCGCTCCGGCCGCGCCGTGCACAGCCAGGTCTGCAGGTAGTGGCGCTTCTCCGCGGCGATCCACTCGTCGCCGCGGAACAGCCAGACCCCGCCGCCGCTGCGCACCAGGCTCGCCCCGTGGAGCTCGTCGACCCAGTCCCGCCAGGAGTCAGGCGGGTACAGGCGCACGTAGAACCGGTCCGGCTCACCGTAACGGTCGATCACCAGCAGACGGCCTTGGGAAGGCTCGCCGACGCGCCCCGGCACGAGACGCTGGCCCGCGCGGCGCATCCGGAACACCCAGCATTCGATCGCCGCGGCGGCCATCTCCGCGTCGTCCTCGGGCGTCTTGGCTGCCCAGCGGCCGGGGACGTAGAAGCGCACCTCCTGCATCAGTGCAGCTGGCCCAGCCGCCGGCGCAGAGCCGCCAGTGCGGCGTCCAAATCCTCCTGGCTCTTGAATCCGATGGCGATGTCCTCCCAGGTGCCGTCCCGGCGCTGCACGCGCGCCGCGAACGCCGTCACCTCGCCGCCCCGCGCCTTCGCCAGCGCCTCCTCCAGCCGCTCGAGCATCTGGCGGCCCGTCAGGAATTCCTCGTCCATGGCGTCAGAATACCGCGTCCCGGCAATTGCCAAATATCCAGTGCTAGCTGGGCGGCAGGCCGCATGAATTGACGGGCCAATATGTCAAAAATATTTGGCAGCTCAGGGGCTTAACTTTAGCTCTGGCGCGGCCCGGCGCCGGATTCCATCGCCCGTCTGTTAATCCGTAGGTCCCTGGTTCGAGCCCAGGTCGGGGAGCCAAAAAACTCGAATGAAATCAGCCACTTGGTCGAAAGGCCCAGTGGCTTTTTTCTTGCCTTGTTGGGCAGTTTATTTGGCAGCGCCTAATATCCAGTAGTCGGCCGCAATTGAAAAAGCCCGCGCGTGGCGGGCTTCGAGAGTGCCAAAGTGCGAGGTCAGCTGACCTGCACCATGTTCGGCTGCACCGCTTCGGTCCATCGCTGCTTGATATAGATCTCGGTGGTGGTCTTGCTCGCATGCCCGAGCAGCGCCTGGATCTGCTCGATGGGCACCTTGGCCAGCCACATGTCGGTGGCGCCCTTGCCCTTCAGGTCGCGGAAGCCGAACGGCGCGATCGGCGACAGGCCGCGCGCCTTGCGCCTCACGTTCGCCACCGTGATCGCCTCGCGCAGCATGGAGCTCAGGCCGTCGTAGGTGTAGGCCTCGCCGTCCAGACGCCGGACGAGCGGCTCGTGGATCTTGCGCACCTTGCCCGTGAGCTGGTGCGGCACCAGGTCGTCCATCTCGGGCGAGAACGCGATCACCATGTCCTGGCCGGTCTTGTTCTGGCGGAACTTGAGGAAGCGGCCGGCCGGCTCGTTGTGCACCACGCGCGCGTCCCACAGGATGATGTCGCTCTCCGGTCGCTGCAGCGTGCGATAGGTCAGCTCCATCAGCAGCCGCACGGAGCGGCCAGCACAGTCGTAGACCTCGCGGTACTCATCGTGCGTGACGTAGCGCTTGCGCTTCGACTCCGGGTTACGCTGGACGCCGCTGGCGCGCATGCAGGGGTTGACCATCAGGCCGACCTCGGCGCGGTGCTCTGGGTGGGTGAGCAGCCAGCTGATGCAGGCCGACAGGCACGCGCGCTCGCGGTTCGCGCGAGTGGCGCGACGGACCTCGGCGCCGTCGCGCAAATACTGCTGCACGATGTCGGGCGTCAGGTCGCGCGGCTTGAACGGTGGCGGGAAATACTCGCGCAGCGGGCCCGGCTTGTCCTCGGTGCCCACGGCGTCGCGGTAGTCCTCCAGCGTGCGCTGCGAGAGCTTGATGCCCTTGACCTGAGACTTCAGCTCGACGCGCCGCTTGCAGTCGATCAGGAACTGCTCGAGCCAGTAGACGAGGGTGCCGTGATGGCCGTTCGGGTCGTTGTAGACGCGGGCCTGCGCGTTGGCCTGGTCCTTGTCCGTGCCTAGACGCTCCCACCGGCCGCCCGGGTGGACGTAGAAGAACGCCCCGTGGTTCAGGTATACCCGGGGCTCCAGCCCGAGATCGTTCTTGCGCCGGCGGCCCATGAGCGGCATGTTACGACTTCCCTCGTTTCCCGTACTTCGCCAGGAACCCGGCACGGTTGGGCTTGGCGGGCTCTTGTTGTTCTGCAGGTGCTGCGTCGCGCGCGTTCGCCGGCGGCGGCGCGCCGAACTGGCCGCGCGTCACGGCCTCGTAGTGGGCGCGCTCCAGGATCACCGGGCCGCCGCCGTTGCGGCGGAATGCGCGCGTGAAGCCGCGGGCGTGCAGCTCGCGCAGCTGGTCGGCCGCGCGCACATAGCCTCCGGTCGCGGCGATCACCTCGCCTGCAGTGAGGTTCAGGCTCGCTGCTTCCTGCCGCGCTGGAACCCCAGGGAACTGCAGAACTGCGCTCATGTTCTTCCTCTAGATGGATAGCGCAAACGTGCAGACGTCTGCGGCCTTGATTCGATTGGGGGAGGGCATCAGAGATCGTCCTCATCCAGCGCGGTCGTGTACTCGGGCCTGTAGCCGCCTTGGCAGTGGTAGGTGACGCCGCATGCCGGGCAGTTGATCTCAGCGCGGCCTTCGTCGGGCGCGAGTGCCCACAGGTCTTCCTCTCCGAGGTGCGCGTGCATCTCGTCATCGGTCATGCCGTGGCCGCAGGCGGGGCAGGTTGGCACGTTCTCGGTTCGGATGTCGCTCATTCCTGTGCTCCCAGCTTGCGAATAGCAGCGGCAGCCTCGGTTCCGAGGACGAACCTGAACGCATCCTTCGCGTAGGTCTTCTCCGCGATCAGCGCTGCTTCCTCCAGTGCCTGAGAGCGGGATGCGAGCCAGATCAGCTCTGCGACCTCCGGCTTGACGACGAGAACGCGGCCTGCATCGGCCCACCACGCCTCGAACGCTTTGCGGGTGTCTGCGCTCATTTTCCCTCCCGCTTGCTGAGGATCGCGTAGCCCTGGCTGATGTTGTCGCGCGAGAACATCTCGGCCGCGTCGTCTTCGGTCATGGCGCGCGAACTTGACGCCATTGCGGAAGATGACGACTTCCTCTGCCGTGTGGTGGTGGGGCGTGTCCTTGCCGCACAGGCGACAGATGTAGCCCCGGCACCTCGCCCGTGCGACGCCCTCAGCTATGGCCCCTGCGGCCTTGCGTGCAGCCGTCTCGGGGTCAATGCCGAGAGCACGCAGTTCAGCGTCAATTTCCGCCTCGCTCATCGCCATCAGCGCGACGAACTCCGGGTCTTGTGCGGGCGGCCCCTCCGAGACAGTGCCGCGCAGTCGTTCTGCAAGCTGGTGGTCCTCCGGCTCTAGGTACGCCGGATTCAGGTCTTGCACAGCCCCGAACCATTGCAGCAGGCGCGCGCGCTCGGCCGGCACCACGGGTGCGGGCGCTGCCTCGCTGCTGCCATAGAGGCGCATCAATTCGCTGGACCGCAAGCGCCCGCACTCTGGCGTCCTGCACACGCCGCCGGGCTCGCATCGCGGCGCGCACGGGTCAGACGGGGGCGCTGCCTGCCTGTGTACCGCTGCCTGTCGCGGGTCGGGCGCGGGATGTTCGGGGGTGGTCATGCTTGTTCTCCGAGGGCCTTGGCGATGGCGGCGGCCCGGTTCGCCAGCCGGATGACGCCTCGCTGGAAGGACTGGGGCGTGTGGTCGCCCGCCTCGCTGGCGAGCTGGCGAAGGTCGCTCATCAGCGCCACCAGCTCGTCGTGCGCGTTGACGCACTGGACGCCACGATGGCAGTACGGATCCGCGCAGACGCTGCCTCCATGCTCGCCGTCGCATAGGGCGTAGGTGCCGTCTTGGCGAGCCACCTGCTCAGGCGTGGGATGCGGCTGCGCCACGCTGTAGCTGCCATCCGGGTGCCGGACATAGTAGAGGGGCTGGATCGGCCCCGGCGTGTGCTGCGCGCTCATGCTTCCCCCTGAGTGGCGTTGGTGATGGCGGCGCGGCCAGCAACGGCCATGAGGGCCTGCGCCACGAGCGGGACGGGGATGGGCAAAGCCAGCGACAGGATCGGCACCCGGCAGGCTGCGCACACCCAGCCGCCAGAGCCGGGGTATGCCGTCAGGTAGCGGTGCGAGCAAGGCGAGTGCTTCGCGGGAAGTGCGTCTTTGCGATCAGGGGTCATTGCTGTTCTCCGATGGGGTCAGTCGCCGCAGAAGCACGCGATGGCTTCCTCGTTGGGGTCGAACATGTCGCGCTGCTCGCGCGCGAAGCGGGCCATTTCGCGGTAGCTGTAGCCGTCCTTGGTGAAACGCGCGCCGGTTAGGTCTTCCTGCGCGATCCACCATACGGGCATGCTGGGCGTCGCGCGCATGCGGGACAGCCGCTGGTACGGCGGGATCAGGAAGCAGCCATCGCAGTTCCCGCCGAGCGTTGATCCGTCGAACGCATACGGCAGCTCAAGGTCGAACTCATGCTCGCGCCAGAAGTCGCGGACATGGGCCTTCGTGATGCCCGCCTGGGCGAGCGGGAGCACGCGCTCCACGTTCGGACTTTCGGGCACGATGGGCTGGGCGCGAATCTTCGCTACACGCGCCGGTTCGTCTGCACGCAGGCCGAGCATGTTGTCCCACTCGGACCAACCCCGCGCCTTGAGGAACTTCTCGGTCGGCTTGATCTTGAGGTCGGTTGTGCAGAAGCGTGCCACCGGGTTCGGCAGGAACTTCTTCTGCAGGATCAACTGCTCAAACGGCTCGCCACGGCGCGATGCAGTCTCTGGCGTCACCTCCCGGAAGCCCGCGCCGTCCGGCGTGAACTCAACCCAGTGAATCGGCACATGCCATCGCTCCGAGACACGGCGCACGAAGTTCAGAGTTGCGGGAACCTCTCGCCCGGTGTTCGCAAAGACCACGCACACCTCTCCGGCGATGGGCCAATGGCCGCCGTTCGCTTGGAGCACGCGCCACAGCATGTAGGCGCTAGTCCTGCCGCCGCTGAACGAGATGCAAGTCGGTCCGTCGATCTTGAATGGGTCGCTCATCCCCTCTCCTCGTCGCCAGACAGATGGATGCCGTGGGCGGCTTTCCTGTATTCGGCGGCGCACAGAGCGCAAGCGCAGCCCTCGGGCAGGGTCCACTCTCGGCTTTCCAGCGATCTACGTGACACGTAGTAGTGCCCCACCTGAACACGCTCGTCCCTCAGGTGCTCATTGGGGTCTGGCTCGGGCTCCCCTCGCGGAAAGCAATCACGGTACTGTTGCGCCCACACGGTGTCAGTCCTCCTTCCCTTGCTGAATGGATCGCTCATCAGTTCCGCTCATCTGCAGTTCTGGTTCTGTTTGCATCTGTGCTCCGTCTATAGGTGGGGAGAGCAGAGTTAGGCGGCTTGCAACTGCTTGGCCTGCACCGTCCGCACGTGTGCGATCAGCGCCTCGCAGATCAGGTCGAAGTCCGACAGCCGGTACAGCTTTGCCGCCTTCTCCATCGCCACCGGGTGGTAGCCAAGCTGGCCGACGAACTCGGCCGTGAGGGCGAAGCCGAGGCGCTCACTGATCTGGCCGAGGCGGATCGTGGCCGTGGAGGCGGCGGCCTGGCGCTGAATCGGCACCACGTTGTCGGCTGGCGCGGATGCTGCTGGAGCTTGCGAGGAAACCGCAGGCGGCGCGATCGGGGCCGGTGCAGGGGTAGGGGCCGGGGTGGCAGCGCGGGCAGCGGCTTCCTGCTGGCGCCGCTCCTCGGCTTCCCGCTCCTGCTGCTCGCGTGCCGCCGCTGCCCGCGCCTTGGCTTCTTCCTCGGCCCGGATGCGTGCGCGGTCGGCCTCGAGGCGGCGCTCCTGCTCGGCCTTGTGTTCCGCGATCCGCGAGGTGATGACGGCCCGGCAGTCGTCCGGAGCCTTGAGCACCAGCTGCGCAGCATCGGCGAACAGGAAGGCGTGATCCTTCGCCAGTTCGCGCAGCGCCGAGAGGTTCACCAGCACCGCCGCGCCCACCTGGTCGGCCTGCGCCCGAGCGCGCGCCAGTTCCACCGCCACCGCGTCTTCCATGTTGGCGAGAGACTTCTTGCCGCGGATGGCGCCGGCGAAGTCGGCCGTGATGGGGGGCATGTAGGCTTTGCCCAGGCGGGTGTTCCAGCCGTCGACGTGCTCGCGCAATGCGGAGATGCCGCCGGCCACGATCTCGCCGCGGCGGCGCTCCTTCTCGCTGGACAGCAGCTTCTCGGCCATCAGCCGGTTGTCGCGCACCAGCTTGTGCAGCATGTCCTTCGTGCGCTTGGCGTTGCCCACCGCTTCGATCTGGGCGATCCAGTTCTGCTCGGCCGACTCCAGTGCAGCCTCGGCGCCCTTCATGGCCTTGATCTGCACGTCCAGGTCGGCAAAGTCCTGGTCCGTCTTGGGCTGGCGGATCAGCCGGTGCTCCAGGAAGTCGCGCAGCGCGACCTCGAAGGCGTCGAAGTTGTGGCGGATGGCGATCTCACCGGCGACCTGGACGGCCACAGCCGGCAGGGCCTGCACCGGGGCGGCAACTACAGCGGCCTGCGCCGGCGCGGGCTGGTAGGCGGCTAGGTCCGCCTCGAACTGCTCCCAGCCGGCGACGATCTCGGCGCGCAGGGCCGGGTCGCTGGCGTACCAGCAGTGCCGCTCCTCGACCAGTTCGCCGGATGGCGTCCACTTCGTCGCCATGAAAAGCACGCGCTCGGCGCCGGAGACGAGCAGTTGCTGCTCCATCTGAATGCGATAGTGCTTCGGCAGGTCGTAGCCGTTGCCCTGGTCCCGCATGCAGGCGCGCAGGTCGTCGTTCAGGGTCTTGTGCTCCCATGCCGTGTCGCCCATGAGGGTCAGGCCGTCGAACGAGGCGGAAAGCTTCGTGCCTTCCAGCACGCCCACCACCGGCGCCAAGTCGTCGCCGATGATCTGCTCGGCCAGCGGGCGGGCCAGCGCCTCGAAGCGGTGCCCGTCATCGAAGCGGCGCTGCGTGCCGGCGTCGACTTCGGCGGACACGCCGGTGTGCATGCGGCGCAGGAGCTCTGCCCGGGTCGTGTACGGGGAGCAGCCAAGGGCTGCCGGCGCGTCGCTGGCGTTGCGGTGGTGGGCACGGTGTGCGTGCCAGTCGGCAGTCCCGGGGATCAGGTTCATCGTCTGCATGGCTGGTTCCTTCAGGCGAGCTCGGCCTCGCGGCGGTCGTAGATGGTCTGCAGCTCGGCGCGCTGCTGGGCGTCGGGGATGTGCTGGATCAGGTCGCCGGCTTCGCCCAGTTCCTCGGGCGTGGTGGCCTTCTCCAGGCTGGTGGCCAGCACCGCGTAGGTGACGGCGGGAACTGCGGGATCGCTGCCGGCCGGCTTGGCGAGCGCGCGGATCTTCTCCTTCTGCGCATCGGTCAGCGTGCCCTTGGACTGGGCCCAGTTGATGATGTCGTCGGGCGTCTTGCCCTTGGCGATGGCTTCGCGCCAGCCGTCGAAGCGGGCCTGCAGCTTGTCGTCGGGCCATGCTTCCATGACGATCTCGCTGGCGATGCCGGCGGACGCCGCCGGCTGTGGCTGCTGGCCGGGGGCGACCACTTCGGCCGCGCCCATGAACTTCTCGTTGTTGAGGATGTCCTGGGCCTCGTCGGGGTCGTGGAGACCCCCGTAGCCGAAGGCCACGCGGCCGCACTGGATCATCGCCTTGTGGCGCAGCATGCGGCGGCGCATCTTCCACGGCTCGGTGCCGCGGATGCACTCCTCCAGGTACTCAGTGACCTTGATCGGGCGATTGCGATCCTTACGCCAGATGACGCAGGTGATGTGCTCATCGCCCTTGTCCCAGTTGATCTCGAACTCCATCCCGTCCATCTGCGGGTGGTTGTTGATGATGTTCGACCAGCCGTCGACACCGACGATGGGGACGATGCCGCCGCCCTTGGCCGGGAAGGCGTGGATCTCCTTGAGCCACGGGTTCAGGCCGTACTGGTCGGCGACGATCAGCAGTGCCGTCATCTGAGCATCGGTGGGCGGCTCGCCGTTCTGGCCCTTGAATGCCGTCTGCTTGAGGGTGTTGACCAGCTCGGTGGTGTCGACGTCGCCCATCTCGAAGCGGGCGGCCAGCTTGCTCGTGAGCACGGCCACGGCGCTGGGGATGTTGGCGGGAAGGTTCTTGGTCACGTTGTACCTTTCAGAACATGGAAGCGATGGCGGCAGCCGCGCACGTTGCGGCGACGATGGCGACGGTGAACTCGACGCATGCCATGGCGATGCGCTCGACTTCGGGCGTGCGGTTCTCCTCGGACTCCTGCCAGGGCGGGGCGGCCCAGGTGGGCTGGGGCGGGATCGGATGCCGCGGCGGGTTGGCCTTGCGGTGGCGCTCGACGAACTCGTCGAACTTCTGGTCGGAGGATTCGGGGAATCGCATCAGCGGTTCCTCCTACTCTTCTCGATGTCGGCGAGCCTGATGGCGATCGGCATGTGCATGTCCGATGGCGCCAGCGGGCAGATGCAGCGGCTCTTCAAGCGAAGGCGCTTTCTCTCCAGGCGCTCTGCTGCTCGGCGAAGGAGTTGGTAGATCGGTCCGAGTCCCGTCATACGGCGGCTCCAGGCAGCTTGCTGAACCGCTGCGCATTGCGCTCGGCCGCCTCGCGCAGGAAGTCGAACACGGCCGGCAGTTCCGATTGCTGGAGGCGCTCGACCTCAATGCCGCGCGAGCAGCCCTTTCGCGGATGCAGCCACCACAGCGTCAGCGACACGTGCGCGCCGGGCTCCGTGTGGATGTAGCCGTGGCCCTCGCAGGCCGGGCAATGCACCGGCACACCGAGGCGCTCGCAGCGGCGCTTGATCAGGATCCAGCGGTTGATGCAGTCGTGACCGCAAAAGCCTCCGCGACGCTCCTGAGCGTTGATGTCTGAGGCGGTCATTCCGGGCTCCTTGCGGCGCTCGGCGATCAGGGCCTCGGCCTCGTCCTCGGTGATGTCGTCGTGCCAGTGACCGCGCGTTCGCATCTGCTCGCAGAAGGCGCGGAACGCCGGGCCGTACTTTCCGAGCGTCTCCTCTGTCGGGTAGCCGCCGAAGCCAAGCGCGCGCTTCGGTTCGCTGCCGAAGCTGCGCATCAGCGCCTCGGTCTCCATCTCCCGCATGGTCTGGCGCTTGAAGGGGGACGAGTGGCTGTAGAACGACTCGGACACCCACTGGGCGTCCGGGTGGGTGCCGCTTCCGCCGCAGGTCTTGCAGTCCTCGCTGGCCCGATGGACGGAAAAGTAGAAGTTGACGCACTCGTTCAGCTCGTCCAACTTCCACGGCCCAAACTCGGCCCAGGTTGGGAAGATCTGGCGCGAGTCCCAGCTTTCCTTCTCCTTCCACATGTAGTCCTCGTGCGGACCCCAGCCGAGATACTCAGGGTTGTGCGCGAGCAAGGCGAGCATCCATGGCTCGGCATTCAGGCTCGCGGCCTCGTCAGCGTCGAAGTACCGCATGTCAGTACACCCCCGCACAATGCGGATCGCGCCGGTTGGCGCCCACCTGGAGGGTGAGGGCGCGGAAGTCGGCCTCTTCGATGCGGCGCGCGGCTGCGGCTTGCTGCATGGCGCGGTGCTGCGCCGCCACCTTGTTGCCGCGCTCCCTCGCCTCGTCGGGAGTCGTGCAGCACATGCCGGCCTCCACGAAGTGCTCGACAGGCAGTCCATCGACCTGCTCGATTGCCTGGACGATGTACATCCAGCTGCCAGAGTCGGAATGTGTCTGCCAGACGGGAAACGTCGGCAGCCAGCGGACAGTGACGGTGTAGTCGGTCATTGCGCTGCTCCCATCATGGAAAGGTCAGACCAGCTGGCCACGTTGACGTCGATCACGGCGCCGGGGCCGAACCTGTCGCGGGCGGCGAAGAACGCGTCCAGGCGGTCCGCGTGCTGCTCGCAGTAGCTGACGTCGGGCTGGCCGAAGCGGACAACCGTGATGTGAAACTCGCTGGCGGCCGGCTGCTGCTGGCGCGCCTGCATCTCCACGAAAGCGCGCGAGGCGCTACGCGTACGGCGCCTCATGTCCATCTCCTGCTGGAGTCGCGCCGCGTCGTTCAACTCGCAGTCGCGGCGGCGGGCGGCGTCGAGGAGGGAATCAAGGCGGTAGCTCACGGCTGGCTCCCCGGTTCAGTGGCATAGAACTGCCGATAGGTCCAGCGACGGAGATCCAGCAGCATCGCTTCGTAGCTGGGCGCGTCGAATTCGTCATAGGCGGCAGTTATCCGCGCGGGGTCGCTGAGATTGCCGGCGTCGATCTCGGCCATGTAGTGCGCGTAGATTGCGTCGAGGCGCCGCCGCCGAATGCGAAAGACGAGGCTGTTCCTGGCAATGAACAGGGCGCCGAGCGCAATGAAGGTGAGAGACAGTGCGTTCATGAAGCGCTCCCAGTGAAGGGAAGCAGCATTGGCTCTGTGGCGACATCGATCTGTTCGTCCTTCTCGTTGTCCCACATGGACAGGCCGGCACCGCAGCACTTGCTCACGAGGCGCGGGATGGTCTTGCTCTCCAGCAGGTTGCCAGCCGAGTCCTCGGTGCGGCTGTACTCGTACTCGATGCGCTTCACGTCGCACGGGCCGCAGCCCTTCTCGCAACACCACTGGAAGCGCGGCGGCGTGCCCTTGCCGGCGCCGCCGGCCTCGGCGATCAGCGCCCGGCACCGCGCAATAAGTGCGGACTTCCCGCGCTCGCTCATCTCCAGATCGGACGAGACGACCTCTGCCAATGCCTCCAGCAACGCCGGCACGCCGGCCGTCTTCAGCATCAGCTCCGCGCACGCCAGGAACTCTTCCCCGTACAGCTTCCAGAGGTCGTCCTTGTCGATGCCGCATTCGTCGGCCTGCTGGCGGCACATCTCGCGCGCAGCAGCAACCACCATCGGGGAGGGGCGGGCGGCTTCGGCTTGTTGGACGGCGGCGCTCATAGCACCTCCAGCTGGCGCCGCGACATCTCGTACGCCTTCAGCCAAGCATCGAAGTCCGCGTGGTCCTGCTCGCTGAGCATGTAGCGGTCCCGCTTGAACTCGCGGCACCACTCGGTCCAGCGCTCACCGATCCAGACCATGAAGCGGGCCATGCAGCCGCCCGGCAGGGCCTCCTTGTCGGCGGCCAGCATCTCCGCGGGAGCCTTGCCGTGGGCCTTGGCGTAGGCCACGTAGCGGGATTGGAAGTCGGTCGTGCTCACGGCTGGCTCCCAGCACGCGCCTTGAGCATCGCGTCGGCGATCTCGTTGGAGACGGCGGCGAACGCTTCGCTGGGGGAGTCCGCAGCCTTGGCGATTGCGCTCAGGTGCTCGTACGGGCCGGTGAGGATGCCGTGCAGCGCGACTGCGGCATACGCGTCGCGCAGAGTGACGCCGCGATGCAGCAGCGTTGGAAAGAGGGGGCCGCCGTCAGGCGAGTTCGGATGCGATGCAGTCATCTCCGGCTCCTTCGCCGGAGAATGATTTGCTCCGACGTAGGAACACTTTACTCGCCACCCCAGAAGGCGTCAAGTAAAAGAATGCTTGACGGTCGCGCGGACGACAAAAAACCCGCCGGGTGGCGGGCCTGCTTGGCCTGGAGTGCTTTAGTTTGAGGTCGTCTTCACAGCTTGCCGGAACGGCTGGTCATGAAGGGTGGTAGCGCGGACTCCTCCTTCGCCAGCTGTGCCCACACACGCGAGAGCAGGCCCATGGCCTTCTCGGGATCGCGCGAGTATTCGCCTGTCACCCAGGTTCGCACGGGCTGGCCCCTGCGCGGCCGCAGGCACAGCACTAGGCCGTCAGCCCCCTCCGTGCGCACGGTCTCTAGTGCACACAACAGTACCGCCTCCGAGTCGCTAGCGCGGAACTCATCGATGCTCCTCACGTTGGCTACCACTGCTGCCGTCCCTTCAATCCCGTTCTTGGGAAGCCCATTCTCAGCAAACGGTCAGGTTACGCAAGAGCACACTTATGTTTGCGTGGAGTTTGCCTAGGCTATAGATGAGCATGCGCGGCCGTGATCTATTACGGCGCTAGGAGAACTTTACGAATGTTTGCCTGAGTTGCTCGACTGGCGTCCAGCCGACAGATCCGCGAGCCTCTTGGTATCCGCAAGGCGCCGCTGCTGCTCGGTGGGCTCAAGCACCGGCTGGGCGGAGGCCGATTTCTCGACCGCATCTTCTGGGCCGACGAGTGCGCGATAGGCGGCTTCGATCCGAGTGTAGAGCTCCCGCTCGGCCGCGCTCGTCGGGCGCGTGAGCTGCCAGGCCGGCACCTCCAGCGCGTTCGCGATCTTCGCCAGATTGGTCAGCGTGCCCGAGGGGGCGCGGCCCGACGCGCTCTCGTTGCGCTGGGCAGGCTGCAGGAAGTTGCTGACGGTTTTCTGCGACACACCAGCCTTTTGGGCGAGTGACGCCTGCTTGTATCCGTGCTCGTCCATGAGCTGCCGGATGTTCTGGGCAACCCAGACGTTGATCTGATCGTTCTTTACTGGCACCGACGGAGGGTGCCCCATCCGTCTAGGAAAATGTTGCGGACTCGGCGTGGAATGTATTACTATGCCGGCATGTCTTCCGCCATCGACCGAGAAATCCTGTCCATCAAGGCGGCCCTCGAAAGCCGCCGCGGGGACTGGCAATCCATCGCCACGCGCGCGCAGGTGAGTCATTCCTGGCTCTCCAAGTTCGTCAACGGGCACATCCCGAATCCGGGCGTCGAGACCTTGAAGGCGGTAAGGGCCGCGCTGGTGTCTCGCGCACGAGGCTGAGGCCGGACGCCATGGATAGCAGCCTCATCCTGAATTGCAACCTCAGCCGGCAGGCGGCACTGCTGCGCGCGCTGGGCCATGACGAGTGCGAACAGCGCGCTCGTGTCGCCGTTTTCCAGTCCATCTGAAGGAGCACCCACATGTACTCCGACCCCACCCTGATCCGCAAGCACACGGTGAAGCTGCGCTTCAACGACCGCGAGGCCGCCCTGGTCGACGCCCTCGTCACCTACACGGGCGAGGAGAAGGCGGCCTTCATCCGCAGCCTGATTCTGGATCGCGCGATGGATGTTCTGCATGCCGAGCAGTCTGCTTCGGCCGGCGGCGGAACGCGAGGCTCGCAAGGGGCGCTGTTCGCTGCCTAAAGGGCACCACAAAGGGCCCTCTATCGGGTCCAACAAGGGGACTGAAAACGTGGGATCGGACGAGCAGCAGACGGCACTGAGCGAGCACGAGCGAGAGGCCGTGCAACGGGTCGCGGACCAGCGTGGGATCACGTTCGATGAGGCCATCGAACAGATGGCGAAGGAAGGGCTTGCGAGCCGCGTCCGCAGGAAGACCGGCCGGCTGCCGGCCAAGGTCTACGAGATGCCAAGAAGGAGAACAACTTGAGCGACCTCTCGATCAGAACCATCACGATTGTCGAGCAAGCCGACCTGGCCGCGAAGCGCGCCGTGGAAACCGGCGAGCCCAAGATCAACCCGCACCCGGAGGGCACTCCCGAGTACCGCCGTTGGGAGGTCTGCTACGCCAGGCTGCTGCAGCTGCGTGCCTGCCCGGAATCCGAAGGGAGCGCCTGATGCGCAGCCTGCTGGACTTCTTCTTCGGCCGCAAGCCGGAACCGGAACAGCCGGCGCCGCCAGTGCTGCGGAACCGCGCTGGCGGGATGGCCTGGATCAAAGGCATCGCTGATCGTGACGGCATCGGCTCCTCGCAGCTGAACAACCGTGCGGTCAAGACGGTGATGCTCTCCGGCAGCGGCAAATGGATCATCGAGCCGGCGCAGCACTTCATCGCCTGCAGGGCGTTCGTGTGGGAGGGCGTGCCCTACGAGGCGGGTGACTGCGTGGGCGTTGCCGGCATCGTCGACGACTGTCTGGAGCCCTGGAAGGACGACGGCGTCACTGACGAAGAGGTCGAGACGCTGTATGCGCCGCCGCTTCGCCTGAAGGTCTACTCCCTCGACGATCTGCCGCGGCAGGGCCAGCAATGACCCCAGCCGCCCAACACATCGAGGCTCAGCCTTCGGTTCAGCCGAACGGATTAGATCAAAAGTCCCCCACGTTGATTGAAGGGCAGGGGGATGGCGAATTTTGTAAGCCGGCGCCGACAAGCCGTGTGAGCACCGTCACGCGTCGAGCTCGCTTCGTCGCCCGATTCATCTACTGGACCTGGCGCCACGGATCGCCGAAGCACGCGGGCTGGGTCTGCGCGGTGGAGGGCCTGTTTTGGTAGACGTCGACAAGCTCACCACGGACGCCAAGCTGGCGCGCCTGCTGGCCGAGGCCGCAGACGCCGTCACCGTCGACAACGGCTCCTGCAACCTGGACGCGACGTTCTTCTCTCTCGCCAAAGGGCAGCGTGCCGAGCCGATCGTGCGCGCATTCGCGGCAGCCGGCCTGAGCGCCTCCGCGACCCGCTGGATCGGGCGCGGGGTCATGGTGCAGCCGCCCGGCAGCGGCCAAGCGAACCGGCGCCATGCCGCGAACCAGGCCCTGCGCGAGTCGTTGGGGCGCTCTGGCTGGCCGGTGACCTGCTACTACCAGATGGACTGATGGCCACCGACGCGCGCATCTCGGCTGGCTTGCCGGCCCATCCCAAGACCAAGAAGCTGCTCCGCAAGTTGGGGCAGGCCGCCGGCTGGAACCTGGTGTGCCTGTTCCTGTGGGCCGCGGCAAACCGCTCGGATGGCGATCTCTCCGGCATGTCTGCGGAGGACATCGAGATCGCGGCCGACTGGGCGGGGGAGGAGGGCGCCTTCGTGCAGGCTCTGGTCGCCGTGCGCTTCCTGGACGGTGAGGACGACAGCTACAGCCTGCACGACTGGTCGGAGCACAACCCGTGGGCGGCCGGAGCCGAGCAACGCTCTGCGAAGGCCAGGTGGAACGCGGTGCGCCGCCACCACGGGGCTGCTGAGGCTGATCGACAAGTGCCAGAGTACGCTGCTGTGCGTGCTGAGCGGCTTGCTGCTAGCAATGCTAGTGGCAGTCCTGGCGGCAATGCTGAGCGCGACACGCAGCATGCTACTAGCATGCACGAACCGGAGCACAGCACTGCTCCGTCTCCGTCTCCGTCTCCGTCTCCGTCTCCAACTCCTACGTATGAATATCCTTCGTCGGCGCCGCCGCCGGAGGCCGGGCCCACGCGCTTCGATCGGTTCTGGGTGGCGTACCCGCGGAAGGTCGGCAAGGACGCCGCGCGCAAGGCGTTCGACAAGCGCAAGGTGTCCGAGGAACTGCTGCAGCAGATGCTGGGGGCGATCGAGCGTCAGCGCACGGATCCGCAGTGGGTGCGCAACGGCGGGCAGTACATCCCGCATCCGTCGACCTGGCTGAACGAAGGTCGCTGGAAGGACGAAGCCGGCGACGCCGCGTCGCAGTGGGGATCGAGGGGGGTCGCACTGTGAGCGGATTCGACTTCATGGCCGAAGGCATCGACGTGTCGACGGCGCACGGCGGCCCCGAGGTCAAGACCACCTGCCCGAAGTGCAGCCACACCCGCAAGAAGGCGACGCAGAAGTGCCTGAACGTCAACCTCGAGGACGGGATCTGGAATTGCTGGCACTGCGGATGGGCCGGCAAGGCGAGTGACGGGCGCAGCGCTTCCCGCCAGGCTCCGTCGCGGCCGGCGCCGGCGCGCGTGCAAGCCGACAAGCCCAAGGCGTACGTCCGGCCGGAGGTCAAGGCCGCCGGCCTGAATGCCGCGGCGCTGGAGTGGTTCGCCGGCCGCGGCATCACGCCGGCCGTGCTCGAGCGCAACCGCGTGACCACTTCGCGCGTGTACATGCCGCAGGTCGGATCCGAGGTCACGGCCATTGCCTACCCGTACCTGCGCGGCGGCGAGGTCATCAACTGCAAGTACCGCGACCGGGACAAGAACTTCCGCATGGCCACGGGTGCCGAGCGGCTGCTGTACGGCTACGACGACATCTCGAGCACCACCGTGATCGTGGAAGGCGAGATGGACAAGCTGGCGGTGGAGGTCGCGGGCCTGACCAACTGCGTCAGCGTGCCTGACGGCGCGCCGGCGCCGAACACGAAGAACCTCGAGTCCAAGTTCGACTACCTGGACGACGAGCGGCTGCAGAAGGTCGAGCGCTGGGTGATCGCGGTCGACAACGACGCGCCCGGGCAGCGCCTGCAGGACGAGCTAGTGCGCCGCTTCGGCGCCGAGAAGTGCCTGATCGCGTCCTGGCCGGATGGCTGCAAGGACGCCAACGATGTCCTGATGCAGTTCGGGCCGATCACGCTCCGCGAGCGGATCGAGGCCGCGGAGCCGGTGCCGATCGTGGGTGTGTTCGGCGCGCAGGACTTCGCTGACGAATTCCTGCGGATGTACGACGAGGGCGTGCCCAATGGCCTGACGACCGGCTGGGAGTGCGTCGACCGCAACTGGCGCATCCAGGCTGGCCAGCTCGTCGTGGTGACTGGCATCCCGGGCCACGGCAAGTCCGAGTGGGTCGATGCGCTGTGCGTGAACCTAGCGCTGGACCACGGCTGGCACACCACCATGTACAGCCCGGAGAACTACCCGGTGAAGCTGCACATGATGAAGCTGGCCGAGAAGTACGTCCGCAAGCCGTACAACCCCGGGCCGAACGAGCGCATGACGAAGGCGGAGGCGTCATCCGCGAAGGACTGGATCAACCAGCACTTCTCCTGGCTGATGCCTGAGAAGCCCAGCCTCGACGAAGTCATGGACCGCGCCCGCGCGCTGGTGTTCCGCCGCGGGGTCCGGTGCCTGGTGATCGACCCGTGGAACGAGCTGGAGCACATGCGCCCGGCCGGCATGACCGAGGCCGAGTACGTGAGCGACAGCCTGCGGCGGCTGCGCCAGTTCGCCCGCAAGCACGAATTGCTGGTGATCGTGGTGGCGCACCCGAAGCTGCTCGAGAAGAAGGCGGACGGCTCCTACCCGGTGCCGACTCCGTACGACATCAGTGGCGGCGCCATGTGGCGCAACAAGGCGGACAACTGCATCGCGGTCTACGCGAACCCGACCGACCCGAACGGCTTCGTCGAGATCCACATCCAGAAGGTGAAGTTCAAGCTGTACGGCCAGGTCGGCGTGGTGCACATGCGCTGGGACCGGGTCACGGGCCTGTACTTCGAGCGACTGACGAAAGGGGCCTGGTGATGGTCGAGTTCTTCGTCCCCGGTCGACCGGAAGGAAAGGCGCCCCGCTGGACCGAGGCGGAGGTGGCTTGGCTCACCGAGTTCTACCCTGCGAAAGGGTTGCAGTGGTGCGCGCAGCATCTCGCGCGCCCAACCGGCGCCATCCGCTACAAGGCAAGCCAGCTCGGGCTGAAGGCAGCCGGCGTGAGCGAAGCGTGGAAGCGCAAGCAGGCGGAGCACGCGGACAAGCTGCGCGGCCGAAAGAGACCAGATCAGGCGATCTTGATCCGCGAGATGCACGCCGCAGGCAAGCTCGCACCGACCCCCGAGCAGATCGCCGCCATGGGGATCCGGACGAAGGAGCGCATTGCCACCAAGGGCCATCCGCGCGGAGCGCTGGGCATGAAGCACACGCCGGAGGCAAAGGCCGTCATCGGCCAGAAGTCGAAAGCGCATTGGGGTTCGCTGACCACTGACCAGCGGGACGCGGCGATCCTCCGGCAGGCCCAAGGGCGCCGAGAAGCCGGCGTGAAGCCGCCGCCGCATGGCAGTTGGAAGGCTGGCTGGCGCCAGGTCGGCCCCCAGCGCTGCTACTTCCGGTCTCGCTGGGAGGCGAACTATGCCCGTTACCTCGAATGGCTCCGCACGTTGGGCGAGATCCAGTCGTGGGAGCACGAGGCGCACACGTTCTGGTTCGATGGTATCCGCCGCGGCTGCGTCAGCTACCTGCCCGACTTCAGGGTGGTGAACCGGGATGGCAGCGTGCAGTGGCACGAGGTCAAGGGCTGGATGGACGACCGCAGCCGGACCACCCTGAAACGCATGGCGAAGTACCACCCCAAGGAGGTGTTGGTGCTGATCCAGGCGAAACAGTACCGCGAGATCGGCCGGAAGGTCTCATCCCTCATCCAAGGTTGGGAGTCGTGATTCATGAAGCTCGCCCAAGCCCTGAAGGTCCGCGCTGCCAAGCAGAGCGGAGAAGCGGTGTCGGAGAAGCAGGAGCAGGACGCAGGCCTGCGGCTGTCCCCGCACTGGAAGCGAAAGCCGAAGAACCTGCAGGACGTGCCGGATCAGAGCGGCGTTGACGCTCGGCTGGCGTTCCGGCTGTTCCGGGCCTGCAAGCCGGCGGCGGTGGCGTGATGGACTGGCGCGCGTTCTGGCTCGGTTTCCTGCGCGGCCTAGGCGATCCCACGGCCGTGATCTGGGGCGTGGCCTTGGCTGCTCCCATCTTTGAGTTCAAGGCGCCTGACACGGCAGAGAGCATTTTTGCCGCTGTCCTATGCGCCTTGTGCTGGCTCGTGATCCTCGGCTCCTGGGTGCGCCGCGCGCTGGAGAAGAGGGCGGCGAAGGAGGAGACGCAATGACCGACGCCGAGCTTGAAGCGGCGGCCGAGCGCCGCACCCTCCTGTACCGCTTCTGGGCTCTGTGGCTGTCCATCTGGTCGGCTTGGGGCGATCCGTTCGACATCGGGCTATGAGCGAAGTCATGCTCGTCAAGCAGGCCAGCCTGGAGGGCTTCACCGAAGCCGAGAAGGCGGCGGTGCGCAAGTTCCTGTTCGAGACGGTGGACGGCCACGGCAAGCAGGGCAAGGCCCTTTGGCGCCGGCTCTGGGGGCGCGTCAACAAGGCCGAGATCGGCGAGATGTTCCGGCTGATCTTCAACCAGCCGCGGTCGGGCAAGTTCCACCGCTTCCACATGGCGCTGGAGCAGCGCGTGTTCGACCACCAGGAGCGGTTCGCGCAGTTCGAGCCGTTCCGGCAGTGGCTGAAGATCGGCGCCGGCTGGTGCGACTGGCTGCCGGGCCCCAAGGGCGGGATCGTGCCCATCCCCAAGTCCACCAGCTACGCCGAGTGCGACGAAGACCAGATGCGCGAGGTGCACGACGCGATGGTCGTGTTCCTGCGCACCGCCCACGCCCAAAAGGCCCTTTGGCCACACCTCAAGGAAACGCAGCGCAGCGAGATGCTGGAGACGCTGCTGGCGGAGTTCGACCAATGAACCTCGATCGCATCCTGACGTCTGCCCCGATCAATCACACGGCCGCGCGCGTCGTTTCGTCGCCGCGCAACCCGGCGCCCGATGGGGATCTCACGCGCGAAGAGTTGCTCTACCTGTGGTCCCGGCTGCAGCGCAAGCACCGGCTCCTGAAGCAGGTGCTCAAGATCACGTCCAAGGCGCAGCACAAGAACCTGATTCACGCGATCAACAGCGGCCGTCGCAACCGCCCCGGCGTCGGGATGCTGAGGCTGACGGCGAACCCGCGATCAGCCCTCGAATACAAGCGAGTCGGCGAAGAGATGCAGCGCCTGGCGGAGCGCATCCGCGAGATGAGCGCCGCCGCCAAGGGAAAGGGGAACGCCTGATGCGTCTGTACATCGCCGGCCCGATGACCGGGATTCACCAACTGAACTTCCCGGCCTTCCACGCCGCTGCCGCCCGTCTTCGCGCCGCCGGCTTCGACGTGGTGAACCCGGCCGAGATCAACGTCGACCCGTCGATGGGCTGGGCGACCTGCATGCGTGCCGACATCGCCCAGCTCGTGACATGCGACGCCATCGCAATGCTCGCAGGCTGGAAGAACAGCCGCGGCGCCACGCTGGAGCACCACATCGCCACGCAGCTGGGGATGGAGGTGATCGACCTGGCGGACGACGGAATCGATCTCAACCCCGAAGCGGCGGCGGTTCCCGCTGCGCAATCCTGAAGGAGAAGACGCGTGCTGAAGTTCACCGATGACCGAGGAAACCTGAACCTGCCCAAGACAGTAGGCGCGGCCGCAGCATGCGTGCTGGCGCTGATCCTGTTCGTGACGCTGTGGCCGTTCCACGTCGTGCCGACCGGCTACCGCGGCGTGGTCACGCAGTTCGGCGCCATCAAGGGCATCGAGCCCGAGGGCCTGGTGCTGCTGCCACCGTGGCAGAGCATGACGAACTTCAACGTGCGCGCCGAGGAAGCGAGCATCGAGAACGCCGAGGGCTCCACCAGCGACACGCAGCCGGTGCAGGTGTCGATGACGGTTCGCTACAGCATCCAGACCGACAAGGTCGCGGAAGTGTTCGAACGGTACAGCCGCGACGGCAACCTCGCCAGCTATGTGCAGACGGCGGCGCAGGAGAGTCTGAAGGCCGTGACCGCGCGCTACACCGCCCCGGACCTCATCTCCAAGCGCGCGCAGGTCTCCAGCGACATCAGTACGGCGGTGCGGGCCAAGCTTGCGCTGTACGGCGCGCAGGTGATCAACATCGACATGCGCAACTTCTCGTTCGCCAAGGAGTACATGGCGGCGATCAACGCCAAGACGACGCAGGACCAGCTCCTGCAGGCGGCCGAGAAGAAGGCGCTGACGGTGGCAGCCGAGCAGAAGCAGAAAGTCGCGATTGCCGAAGCCGAAGCAACCGCGCTGCGGGCCAAGGCGGACGGCGAGGCGTACGCCAACCTGAAGGTGGCCCAGGCGCAAGCCGAGGCCCTGCGCGTGCAGAACGCAGCCCTGGCGCAGAACAAGGACGTGCTGGAGTTGCGCCGCATCGAGGTGGAACAAGCGAAGGCGCAGAAGTGGGACGGCAAGCTGCCGCAGGCGATCTACGCGGGCGCGCCGGTGCCGTTCCTGCAGGTCGGGAAGTAGGGGCGCGCCATGAACGTCCTGAACATGATCCCCGTCGTCGGCTGGCTGATGGCGGCCTGCATCTGCTTCTTCATCGCGATCCCGGTCTACCTGCTGTGGAACTGGCTGGCTCCGATCTACTTCTACTGGCTGCCGCCGGTGTACCTGGACCTGCCGTTCTGGCACGTGTTCGGCCTGCTGTGGCTGCTCTCGTCGCTGCGCGGCTTGCTGCTGCCCAGCGTGCACGCGACGGCGAACTCCAAGAAGGACTGACGCTGTGGCGTTCGCCCGCCCAACTGCCGAACAGCGCCAAGCCCAGAGGGCTGCCGAGCGCGCCGCGAACCTGCAGGCGCTGGCCACCGTGCCGGCGCGGTCCCTGCACCCGGGTACGTACACCGGCGGGACGACGGCTGCGGCACCCAAGACCGAGCCGAAGCGCTGCCCGGCGCTGCTGGCGATGGCAGCCGGCCGCCCCTGCTTGCTGCTGATCCCGGGCATCTGCAACCACCGAATCGACAGCACGGTCGCCTGCCACTCCAACCTGTCGATCCACGGCAAGGGTAAGTCCCGCAAGGCAGACGACCACTACTCGGTGTGGGGCTGCGCGGCATGCCATCGGTGGCTGGACACGGGCGGCGCGCTGGCGGCTGTGACCGAAGTGGCGTTCATGACTGCCCACGCCCGGCAGGTGCTGGCTTGGAGGCAGGTGGCCGCCGACCCGGGCGAGCCCGAGAAATTCCGCCGCGCCGCGCGCTGGGCGCTGGAGCACCTCAACGCAACACCGATCGGGAGTGAGTCATGAACTGCAAACCGGGTGATCTGGCGGTGATCGTGGATGGACACGAGTTCCGTCAAAACGAGGGGCGCATCGTGCGTTGCCTTTGGTTCCGTGAAAGTTGGAAGTACCCCGGACAGGTTGCATGGAAGGTGGAGGTCCAAGGGCAGGCGCCATTGATTGGCTGGATCACGCACAGCAGCACTGGGCCAGTGACCACGCCCTTCTGTCTCGAGTCAGAGCTGCGCCCCATCCGCGACCCCGGCGACGACGCCCGAGACCAGACGCTGGAGTGGGTGCCCAGCAAGGAGACGACGCCATGCTCATGACCCACTACAACGGCTACGCCGACTTCACGGTGGTGGACGACGCCACCGGGAAGGACATCACCAAGGACTTCCTCTGGGTGGATGACATGGCTCTGGTGATGCGGGTGATCTCGCATCCAGTGCGGCACATGTTCGGAGAGCCGGTGTCGGAGCTGGTGGCAGTCACCGCCGTCCGAGTGGATTACGCGTGCAAGGTGATCCACGTGAACGAACCGCCGGTGCCCTTGGCGATCACGGTGCGCGAGCTCCGCGCCTGCGGCGAGTGCTGCCAGGAAACGACCTGCGCTCGGATCAACTACTGCGCCCAGTGGCGCACCGGGTTCGGGGAGGCGAGGCAGCCATGAAGTGGCTCCGCAGACTTCTAGGAACCGACTACCCGGACCCGCAGCCTGGGCAGGTATGGCGAAGCATGAACAGCGGTCGGGCAGTTCGCGTCACCGACGTTCGGCGCTCCGACTGCGGAAAGCTTTGGCACGTCAGCATGCAGCACGAGGACAGCAGAGGATTCATCGCAATTCCGATGGCGTACTGCTTCTATCCCTCGCAGTGGCGTCGGAAGCTGAGTGAGGAGCGGCGGGTGCTTGAAGACGGCGAGGCAGCCATGACCTGCGCGCATCGATGGAGCAAGCCATGAACGACTTGAGCGGGCTCACCACCGACCCGAACGAGCCAACACGCGAGGTGACGGCAACCGTCATCGCCGTCATCCCGGAGTTCCATCAGGCCGCTCTGCGGGATGACGCTGGATGGCTGTACGCACTGACCGAGAAGACGCCGCGCGTCCGGCTCGCCGATGTGCGGGAAGGCCAGCGGTACCACTGCACTGTCACCGTGCGGCTGCCGCGCATCTTTCGCGCCACTCTGATAGTCGAGGAGCCGCAGGCATGAACAACCTCTTCTCCGCCCTGATGACCCCGCTGGTGCACCGGCCGGGAGATCCGCACCCGCCGCGCCGCAAGGAGCCCAAGCCGATCAAGGTGCTCAGCCCGGAGCAACTGCGCCGCCGAGAGAAGTCCAAGCGCCGGCCGAACGCCAATCTCCCCCACATCGTCAACCCCTGGGGTCTGGCTCCCGTCTGCTGCGCGGTGGTCGGCGCCATCGCTGCCGGGAAGGAAAACGCCGAGATCGCGGCCGGCCTGAACATCTCCAGCAAGACCGTGGAGACGCACATCCAGCGGGCAAAGGAGGCGATGGGTGGCGTCAACCGGGTGCGTCTCGGCGTGCTCTGGGATCGCTTCGTTCGGGGCGACAACTACCAGGA